ATGATAGTACCAGTAAAAATAGACACTACTAGTTTGCTTACCATACTAAGTGTTATAGTCGCTGTATGGGCACTAATTACTCCAACAACTAGGCTACGCCTTCGTTTTTGTATGACTTGGTTAGATTGGTGTATCGTTGGAGCTATTTTCGTTTTCAGTAATTATTTGGTATTTGCACCGACCCTAATAGCGCTTGGCTGGTATTACAGCTTGGGGACGTGGAAATGGGGATTAGATAGTTCTAGCGTTGTATATCTACTGCTTCTTTCTGTCGCCACATACCTATATTTCCGATTAAAATCTCCGACACTTGCCCGAGGAAAAACAAAGGTCTTCCTTGAGCTTATTGAGAGTTTAAATCTTACAAAAAAATATGACGAATTGGCACTTTTGGTCGAACCTCAACTCAAGAAACTAATTTCCCTAGTTGATAAACCCCCTTTACTTGTGCAACTGATTGATAAAGTCTATCAACCCAGAATTGATAGGAATAGCCTTATACGTGGTGTAATACCTAGACAACATAATTCTTGGCGAAAAAATTTATATAACCGACTACAACCGTTACGAAATTGGCTATCAAACCGAGATAAAGCAAGCGATTATGCTCGCGAAGTACTGTTAAATATTTTAACAACCCCTGAACTTACTAAGCATTTAGCACTGGCACACCCTCACCTATGTCTAAAATTCATTGAAGCTGACAACGTCATCAGAACAGATTTTGTTGATAAATTTATTTATGCATTACTAGATGCACCTGGTAGCCGTATTTATGTTGAACTCAAAAACAACCAAAACACTAATCGCGGAAATCGCCTACTTATACCGGAAACTAACTGCTTAATTCACTTCTTTTTCGCTAATGCAGAATACGCGAGAAAACTCGCTTTATACAGGTCCATTGGTGAAGTTTTGTTTTGGCGCTTAGACGAAGACAGCAAATTGGCCGAAAATCTTAATAAACCACTTGGATCTTATTATGAGATTAAAAGATTCAGTTGCCCAATTAGTTCAGGCATTACACTATTTGAAATTATGGTTCACGAGGGTATTCATCAAGGATTACAGGATCACCTATGGTTACATTATTTCGCATATTTTGCTGATAAAATTTTAAAGCAAATGGAAGTCCAGGATAATGAGAGTATTAATGAATGGCAGACACCTTTTCATTATCTTTTATGCCGATTATTTAGTATTGCTACAGATTGGGCTGAACAATGCCAATACATTAGGAGTGTTGATATTCCTCAGGAAACCATAGAGTCAGATAATTTCGATGGGCACTATATATCTAAAGAGGCTACGAAAGTACTTGGCGCTATGCTTGAACATGTCATTCCCAGCATGAAACTTTCAAAAAGTACAAAAGTAGCTTTGCTTGAAATAGTTGTTCGTTGCTATATTAGAATTGAGGAAAATAAAATCCTTAACGACGTTGCTAGTTCGTTGTTGAAAAATTCAACCATGGGTGATTTAAATTCTACGAGTGCATCATATCGTCGGGAATTACAAAAAATATTTAATAAAATGGATACTCACTTACAAGGCAGCGCTAAGAAGTTTGAACAACATATTGAGCAAGCAATTTCATTAAAAACTAATTGATTAGTTTAGTTTAGTTAATCTGTAAAAAGTGGAAGGAGGACCTTTTAATTCCTAGAATAAAAGAGTACCGCAATAATGCTAAGAAGCAGTTTGACGACTTTAATTAATACACTTTACATAAATCGTTAGGTGATCTTTTTCGAATCTAAAGGAGAAAAAATGTCTACAATATTTGCATTCGTGAAGCTTTTTGAACGTAAGGAATATGCAGAGGATTTTCTGAAGGGTAAGCTTTTCATGAATACTATCCGCTCATTCAAAGAATACAAAGATGATAATGGTGAATTACGTGGTGACGAATACGAAGGGATCATCGCTCTCTACCAACCTGAAAAATTGGGTGAATTGAAAATTGGTGGCACTACAATTCCAGCATCAGAACTTGCGGCACCAATCGTCCTTCATGCGGATGATTTGTTAAGTCACAATGTTTTTTGCATATACTCATTGAATAGTCGAGGATATAGTTCAGTTTCAGCTGAAACTTTATCTGATTTTAAGCGTACTCTTGAACTTCATGAGTCTTGTTTTGGATTGGGAAAATATTGTGTAGTAGTTTTAAATGCTTCAAAATTTATCGAACGCTGTCAAACTGCCATTCTTAAAAACAACTTTAATGGCAAGCTTGGACTGGTCGATTACTTTAATGAGCATGAGTACCACGGAAATATGGCAGATGATAATCTTGGGTTTCAAAAAAGAAGTCTTTTCGCGCATCAGCGCCAGTACAGAGTGAAAATTGAAACTAATAATAAAAAACCTGGACCCTATGTGTTAGATGTTGGGGATTTAAGTGACATTGTTTCCATAATGACACCCAAAGAATTTAATGAGAAGTTGGAATTACAATTACCTGATGGTAGTCGTGTATAATATTTTATAAAAAAGAACATTTGACTATTGGTGTTCTTTTTATTTATTCCTTAGATCCGGTCCTCATTTAAACCTACCTGTCAACTTACTTTATAACTGAAACCTTTTTAACATTGATATAGGCAAAAACTATTCAATACGCTGATATTCTATATAGAATTACTCAATATTACTACAACTAACCCTTTTGCTGTCACTTCGTTTATTAAACATTCAAACTCACCATCTTGACCAATAATCCGTAGCTTATTCCCTGGGCGCTTAGATACTTCGTAAACATCTAAAGTGCCATCTATATCTAAAAGCCATGAGCCATTTGATAACTCATTGACACCCATTGCAATCAGCCAGGATGATTTGCCACTACGCACAAAGTTCAAGCTTTTAAGATTGACGCCATCAGGGACAAATGACTTATCGATGTAGCAAAAACCATCATCATCTAGTTTTCCACCTATAAGTATTTTCTTATTGATCATCGGTATTTCTGGGACAAAAGCACTCTTGTGTGAAGAAATGCTCATTTCGCCAGTAGCCAGCCATTCAAGTGAAGCACCGGTATCTAATGCGCAGGTAATCACTACGTCGCCAGGAAAATATTCTCTTCTGACCCACGTACTGATCGTACCTGATGATATGTTCAAATGCTCACCAAGTTCTTTTTGCGTCTTGAAACCATAGGCTTCAATAATTCTATTCAAAACAGCTCGGCCGCCAGACGAAAGCATTTTCTGCAGAAGAGCGTGACCAGAAGATGAAGTGACTCTTTTTGTGATTTTATGCCATTCATTTTTTGAAAATGCAAACTCACCAGTAACTAACCATTTCAAGTCAGCTCCTGTGTCCAATGCGCATTTGATGATTGCATTCCCAGGAACACTCTTGCGTTGAACCCAGGCACTTACATTATTTGAAGGAACATCCAGACAGCTGGCTAAAGCTCGTTGAGAAGTCACCCCATAAGATGAGGAAAGGCGTTCAACGATATGCGCAGCACTGTCTTTAGTTTCAGGCATAGATCCACCAGGTGAGCACGAAAGTGATTTACATGAGCACATTTGTGATCTAAAGTGAAAACACACCACATGTTACACAGTAGAACTCAAACTGCTTAAAAGGAGATTTTGCTTTATGTCTGAACAGAATGCAATTCAAGTAGCCGTTGATAAGACAGCCGTTTCCAAGGAATTGTTAAACTCTGTAGTATCCCAGTTGCTACCGGCTTTAGAATCAGCCCTGTCTGCAACTATTGTGAACTCAATAAGTTTGCAACTGACCACACTAGCTAACTCCCCTACAATCTCTAAAAAAGATTTTGCTTCAATTAACGGCATCAGTTCCGCTGTCCTCGAAAAGTGGATCGCGAACGGTGTTGTACTCCTTGCCCCAACCCCTTCAACCACAATCACCCAGCAGCGCAAAAACCGTAAAACAGGTCAAATGCAAACTGTGGTTATGGAACGTCATGGCAATGCCCTGATCAATCTTGAGGCCTGGCGTGAGAAAAACCGTCAGCAAGCCATCAAGTGCCGCTACATAAATCGTTGAGTCAGATTATTCAAACTAACAGGGACTAACAATGTTTGATTATCGCGTTTCCAAACACGCTCACTTTGACGATGCATGTAAGGCATTTGTGAATCGTCATAACCTTACCGAACTTGCCGCACTGATGGGGACTAAACCCCAAATTCTGCGTAATAAGTTCAACCCTGAACAACCTCATAAACTTACCTGTGAGGAAGTACTTTCAATCACTGACCTGACTGAGGACGCGACACTTCTCGATGGCATGCTGGCACAAATATATTGCCTGCCGTCAGTACCGGTCAATGAAATTGCTACTTCTAATCTTTCAACCTACGCACTACAGGCAACTGCCGCCGTAGGTTCTATTGCAGCTGATGCAGTGAAAGGTGGTGCGGTCAGTTCTCAGCGTCGAATGTCATTACTCGAAGGTGTTAATGCCGGTATTCGCCATCTGTCACTGATCGGTTTAGTTGTTCAAGGCCGAGTACAGGCATCCCCAGCGCTGGCATCCGCAGTTGGTGCTATTGCTAGCGTCACTACAAATGGGCTGATGTGAATATGGCTGTTTCTATCGCTCCATTTTTAAAACAGCAAAGTCCTTCTCGCCATTTCGGCCATGGTTGCATCGAATTGCCTAGTGGAAAGCGTTGGAACCCTTCAATGTCACAAGCCACTGCCCCGCAGGCCGTGAGAAATTCAAAACCGCTTTTAAAGCGTCTGTTTAGTTGAGGTGATTATGTCTTTAGTGAATGAAGAACATATTCAAATAGGCAAGAAACATCTTTCCAGAATTAAAGAGATGTTTGAATTTAGAAAGAACGTAGCGCAGGAAACATTTGATACTCAGCCGCTGCATATGCGTAGAACAATCTGTTTTCATGCTGGCTTATCTCGTCGCCATCTTGAGATGAAGTTTGCTGAATTAACGCCGACGGAAAGGCATCAAGTAGTTGCGGCGCTAAATTCTTTGCTTGGTTTAACTGAATCACTGCCGAAATTTATCAGTGATGATGATTGCAAGATAAATATTAAACACTAACCCGTATTCAAACTAATTGGCGTCAACTCGCCGGGCATTCGTTTGCCCAAAAACAGGAGTTCTGCATGAAAAATATGATTAATAACACCCGTCAGAATATTGTTGGTTTGCCAGTTATGGGCATTGATTTAGCTTCACCAGAACTCGATTACACATCAGTTCTTGATTTGTCGTTGATGCTAGACACTGCTCGGAATGAAGAACGCGCTAATAGAGCGGTGGTGTTTGCCGGTCGCCTTGAAGCGATTGCCAGTTTCATTCTCAAACGTGAAATGACAGGAATTGAGGCTGCTGAAGCACTCCGCATTGAAGCTAACCGAATCCAAAGTGAAGCGGAGGCGTAACAATGGCTGATGTAATTGACACCGCCCAGGAGCGCGCTGATCTCGTCCTTTCCGCCCAAATCCAAGCCGCCCGCGCAACTGTTGCAGGCGTTTCCGCAATGTTCTGCATCGAGTGTAATCGTCCGATACCAGAGGAACGCCGTGCAGCTCTTCCAGGTGTTGAGCTTTGTGTCTACTGCAAAGAACTCGCCGAGTTGAACGCCAGACATTACAGAGGAAACAAGTGATCGTTTTCTCAGTGGCATTACTCATCCTGGCCGGTATTAACGCTGGCTATCTGGTCATTGATATCAAAGACGGTATGTAATGGAGACCAGCCGTTTTACCCCTCAGATTAAAACGCCCGAAGTCTGGGCGTTTCCCTGGAATAAACCACGCCAGCCCGTTTCTGGCCTCGAAAGACCGCTTACCCGTGATGAATACAATCAGGGGCAAGCTGTTTTAATCAGAGTAAAAGCCCTCTCTACCGACCTGCGAGAAATTTTCACAGGTCGCCATGCGTATCTGCTGAAAACGCAGGGCATTCACGCCGCCAATAAATACCTGATTTATACCCTTGGTCGCAGCATCCTTCCCCGCGTTGAAGCGGTCAATGCCGCTCACGCAATGAATGTTAAAGCCTCGATGAAATTCATGTCTGAGGCAGACACCTATCACAGCCTGCCGAGCATGAGCGATAAACCGTTGCGTCGGTACGCTCAGGACATCGCCGGACAACTCAAAGAAATCTATGAAGACCGTTGTGATCAGCTGCTTGCTCAATACAACGGGGATAATTCGATTCTTTTTGAGAGTGATACCCAGTGCGAGCTGTACAGCGAAATCGCAGGTATGGCGCAGGCTTTTAATGTCACGCCGATGTATTGGACAAGGTACTGCAAAGGCAAGCTGGATGCCTTTTCCGCTATCGCTGCCATGTCCCGCCTGGTTAATCCGGACTGGTGGTTACGCCAGTTGAAAGGTCAGCGCACCCGCTGGCGTGAATCTTTGCTGATCGCTATCGGCAAGGTTAACCGCGACGCTTCCCCGTATGCCAGTAAGCAGGCTATCCGTGAAGTACGTGCGCGCCGTCTGTCGAATCTCGACTACCTGAAAAGCTGCGACCTGGAAAACATCGAAACCGGCGAGCGTTTCAGTCTGATCGACAAAGTTATGGTGAGTATTTCAAACCCTGAAATTCGCCGCATGGAGTTGATGAGCACGATCTCCGGCACAGAAAAGTATGCAGCCGCAAATGGCGACGTCGGGATGTTTCTGACCATCACCACGCCTTCCAAATATCACCCGACCCGCATGGTGGGTAAGGGTGATAAAAAGCGCGTTCAGCGAAATCACGCCTGGGACAAAGAAGCCTATACCCCGAAAGACGCACAGCGTTATCTGTGCGGGATCTGGAGCAAAATGCGCACCGCGTTCAAAGATAGTGGCCTGTCCGTTTACGGGATGCGTGTTGTAGAGCCTCACCACGACGCGACGCCACATTGGCACATGATGCTATTCACCAAGCCCGCCATGCGTCAGCGGGTGATCGATATCATGCGCAAATACGCCATGAAAGAAGACGGTGATGAGCGCGGTGCGGCAAAGAACCGCTTTGACTGTAAACACCTGAACCGTGGCGGCGCGGCTGGATATATTGCTAAATACATTGCAAAGAACATCGACGGTTATGCACTGGAAGGCGAGCGCGACCACGAAACCGGCGAATTGCTTACTGACTCCGCGGCTGCGGTTACTGCCTGGGCTGCTACCTGGCGTATACCGCAGTTTCATCCTATCGGCCTGCCTACCATGGGTTCATACCGTGAGTGCCGCCGCATCCGTTCCATCAGTCTGGCTGAAACCTTTGACGAAGAAGTGGAAGCTGTCCGCGCTGCTGCTGATGCCGGTGATTTTATGGCGTACATGTCAGCCCAGGGCGGCGCAAATGTGCCTCGCGACGATCAGACTGTGCGCGTAGCCCGCCGCGTAGCTGACGAGCTGAACGCATACGATGAAGAAGTGAAAAAGGTTGTGGGCATTTTCGCGCCTCACCTTGGCGACTCCCGCGTTTATGAAACCCGTACAACTCAATGGCGCATCGTTTCTTCCGTCGTTGACGTTGAGGTTTTGACCTTAAAAAGCACCTCCGGCGCGCCTCGGAGTCCTGTCAATAACTGTGGGTTAGGTGGAAAGGAACAGGCTACAAATTGGCTTGATAGTCAGGCTGGGAGCGCGCCTACAGCGTCTAATTCTGACAACCTGCGAGTTATTGACTGGACAGACACAGCCGCCGTGAGGGCGATTGTGGCGCGTATACGAGAGGAAACACCGAGAGTTAGCAAGGCGCAGCGAAGTTTTGACCCAACAAAGGGGCGCGATGTTGCCCCATCAGCAAGATTGACGCCTGAAGAACGGGCGCGATTGCCTCAGATTGAACAGGAATTGCTTAAAAACGATATCAAAGCTCAAAGATGGGAGCTGGTAGCATTAACCCGGGGAGCCAAAATCAGTTTTGGTGATGTTGTGATCCATTATCCCCGTCTTATGGACTGGCAGGAATTTTATGACGACTAGGACTGTTTAAACATTCATCTAAGCTATTGGTTAAAAAGTAACATTCAGTTTTTATTGGAATTTGTTAAGGAATGGTAATATTATACTGTATAAATAACCAGTGCATTGGAGTGAGTAATGGAATCCTCTCATGAGCTAAAAATGGCTTTGACTAAAATCCGGCTAATGGCTGACATCGCACAGTCAGCCCAGTGCAGAAATGATGAGTACGCACTGGTTATGGAAATGATCTCTGATATGGCTGATCAGGTATTGGATGAAGAGGAAGCCACCTATCCGCCCTTCACGGTTTACGACGACGAAGAATAGCCAGGAACATCGGGTGACCCCCTTTTAGCAGCTCTGCATGCATTGAGTGCATGATTTCGCATGGTGATCGCCCAGCCCTTTTCTCCCCGCCAGACCAGTGCTGGCGTGGATCACACCGGATCGCGCAACTGCATCAAAAGCGACCTATAAAGCGGGCAGGCGTGGCGGGGATAGCATTGCGCGCAAAGATAGTAATTCTGATCGCTTTAATTTATAAATGGAACATGTTTAATGGCTAAGGTCTTACATGGCTAATCTTTTTGATGTCGCGGAACACCTTTCTAAACAGGCAAAAAGCACTTTTGTTAAAGGTGAAGCCTCGTTTTCTTTAGCGGACGCTTACGGACGCTCTGCCTTTAATAGATACTACTATGCGAGCTTTTTAAGCGTTAGAGACTTGGTATCTTCTTTAGATGCCAAATGGGGACGCGTAACACATGACGGAGTTCCAGAACTGTTACGAAAAGCTGTTTACAAAAAGATTAATGGTGAATTACTAAAAGCTGAAAAAAGTAACTTTCTGACGTCTCAACAATATTTTTCAAAAAAAAGTCTTATTTTAACTTCTCTTGATACCATTGCCTCCATTATGGCTCAGGCTTATACCATAAGAGGAATAGTTGATTACGAGCCAGAGATAAAAATTTCTTTTGAGAAAAACATTTTCAAAGTCAATACAACAACCGTTACTCATGCTCAAGGGTGGCTGAAAACAATTCATACGGAAAAGTCAAAAATTATAGTAATCATGAAGGAGATTGGCCTTGTCTAGCAACGATTTTATAAATGACATCATTCAGCAATATAATATGCTGAATGTTTTTTCTATTAACGAATTTACTTCAACCATGTTAATTGAAGTGCCTTTAGATAAAGTCAAACCTACAGTGATGCCTGGCTATATATCAAAAAGACAGTTGAATAATATTATAAAGAAAATTGAAAATGAATTACATTGTAAAGTTCTAGTTAGTTACCAACCAACTGAAAATAAAGATAACATTCAAGCAGGCCTTCTCGCAATCACGAAGGCTCAACTGAAGAACAAAATTGTGAGCGTTAATATTTCCTTTTTAGATTCTAAAAATGCAACAGTTTACGTATTTAGTAAAAATATAACTTTAGAGCAAAGAGAGAAAATAGATTCATTAATATGTGAATACCTGCATAGTACAAATATCAATACAAATTCCATAGAGCATCATACTGTACAACATCCCGAACCTAGCCTAATGATTTTATTAAGAACTATTAAAGTAAATTATCCTATTGAACTTGAATCCTTACGGGAAACTCTGGAGAAAAATGGAAATTATATTCCTTCGAAAGATTGGCTGAACAGTAAAGTGGATGCTCTAAGAAAACGTAAACTGCTTACGAGAGATCAAGCTGGTAATTATAGACTCACGCAAAGTGGGCTGGAGCAAGTGCCCATAACAAAATCACGCAATAGTTCAGATATCGAACGAATTCTCTCTCTTGCGAAAAAACATCTGTAATGTTACCTTTATAGTGGTAGTGGCGCTCACGAGAGTGTGAATCATGCTCATTTGTGAAGGTCGCGTACAGAATGTGCGCCTGTAAAACAGCAGGCGCTCCTTCGAATCGCCTGCTGTTTCACAGGCGTCATCAACGAAAGTTTTCATCAGCTTTGCTTAAGGATTGACCTTATGAAAACGCCACTACCACTTTTCTTTTCCTATGACTCATCTGATCAGCTTTTAGAGGCTTTGTCTGAGCCACTACAACAAAAATATAAAGACGAAATTAAGAGATTAGAAGCATGTAATCTACCTCCTTTTGTTTCTTACGCTGTGTTATCAACATCAATGGGTGTCAGCGTAACATTGATTAATGCCATAGTTAAAAATAAGAAAAATTACTATCGAACATTTACTATTAGCAAAGGTAAAAATAAGAAAAAACGAGTTATTGAGGCGCCTAAAGTTGCCTTAAAAATAATGCAAAGCTGGTTCGCTTATCACCTTAGCAGAAGCAATAATATTAATATAAGCAATTCAGCATTTGGTTTTTTGCCAGGTGTTAATGGTATTTATGAAGCAGCCAAAAAACACTGTGGTTCAAAATGGATTTTTAGCATTGATCTTAAAGATTTCTTCCATAGTATTGATAAAGAGAAAACTGCTTCGGCATTATCAATTATTGGTTACACTGCTCAGCAAGCTAATAAAATCTCTGAGATAATAACCTATAACAATCACCTTCCTCAAGGCGCTCCAAGTAGCCCTGTCATTTCCAACATTGCTTTTAAGGAAACTGACATGGAAATAGAAAACGCCATAGATGGAATGAATATTAATTACACCCGTTATGCAGATGACCTTACTTTTTCAGGTTCGGATGCCAATTTCGACATTGAAAAATTAAAGACAACGATTATAGAAATAATTGAAAGAAACAATTGGACTATCGCACCTGATAAGACGAGGATATCTCGCCATCCAAATAGATTAAAAGTGCATGGTTTTTTAGTCCATGAAGAAAAACCTAGATTAACAAAAGGCTATAGAAACAAGCTAAGAACTTATAAACATCTAGCATCCGTTGATAAAATAAATACTGAAGACAAAGACAAAATAAATGGTCATATAAACTACGGAAACTACATAGATAGATTAAACTCTGATTAAAATGATTAAGATTCATGAATAACTATCAGATGTATATAACGTCAGTTCCATCACTTATAAAATTTGAAGATTATACGTCTTAAACTTTAGAGCATTTATTCCTCCCCATGTATTAACTTCCTCCATCCTTTCCTGCAGCGGCGTCAGCTCATTCCTAACGAACACCTGCGCCGCCTTCTCCACATCCCCAAACCCTCCGGCATTATCAGGTATGATCCCCATCATCTGCGGTGGAACGCGGTGAGCGCTCAGCAGGTCATCACGGCTTGATTTCTTGATATTGAAGAAATCATCCTTGGTGGCGACCTCACTTAGCGGCAGAATCTGGATGCCGTCCTTTTTGCCGTTCGGCGCATACATGAACAAGTTACGAAAGTTGCCCAGGCCTTTGGTGTCTCTCATTGCCTTACGCATTGAATCGATATCACTGCTGCTCTGGGCGGCGTCGGTCATATACAAGATGTAGCCGGCGTGTGCACCGTTTTGGTAATACTTCCGGCGGAACAGTGTTGCGGCCTCGTTGAGCCAGGCAGAGTTAAGCGCGCTCAGGTATTCCGGCAGGCCGTAAATCTCCTGGTTAATATCCGGTTCAATCAGATGAAAGATGCTGCCTGCTGCGAACTGGTGCGGTTCCTTCCAGCCTTGTACAAACCAATATGTCCCCTCTTCCACTCCGCGACGAACATACTTAGCTGGCACAGCCTCAAATCGCAGCGGTTCGCCGAGCTGGTTGCGGATCAGTTCCAGATACGCATTCCCGAACACCAGATAATCCAGGGCGAATTTGCTGAACTCCTGCGGGCTCAGGAGCGGATGCGGGATAAATGTCGAAGCGAGGATATTGCGCTTCACGTAAATCGGGGAGCTGTGATGAACGGCGGCGCGCAGGCTGCGGGCAAGCCCGTCGAAACTGACAGGCGGCTCATACCAGCGGCCATTACCTGTGCACTCGATGTAATCCAGAATCTCGCGGCGGTCTAAAACCGGCATCGGATCACCGAAGCTGAATACCTCCGCGCCCTGCTGGCTTTCAGTGGTCGTGGTCTGTGTGGTTTTACGGTATTTGCGCTTGCTCATTTAGTAGAACTCCAGAATGTTCGGGCTTTGTCCGCCGTTGGCGGCGGTCAGCGGTTCATTTAACAGGGCGTGCATGATTGCCCACGCGACGTCGGCGTGGCTGGCCTCTTCACTGCGGCTGGCTTCGTAGGTTGAACGGTTGCCGCTGGCGGTCATCGTTTTGCGGATCGCCATAAACGACGCAGTGATGTCTGTATGTCCGGTGTCATATTCCAGGCGGCCGGAGCTGATGGTGTCTTTTGCTTTGAGTACCAGCGCGGTTTTCACTTCGGGGCTGTAACGGATCTCACGCGCCGCAGGAAAGAACTGCTGCACAAGCTGGAATACACCCTGCCCGATACCGGTGGCGTCGATGCCTATGTACTCAACGGCATAACGATTGGTGAGTTCCTCGATGCTTCTGGCCTGCGCGGCAAAGTCCATGCCCTTCCACTGGTGACGCTCGAGCACACGGAACTTGCCGCCAGACACTACCGGCGGAGCAATTACCGCGCAGCCTGCGCTGTCGCCGGTGTGCGACGGGTCGTAACCGATCCAGACGGGACGATAGGCAAACGGTCGTTTCAGGTACGGGTCGAAGTCTTCCCACTCGTCCAGGCTGTCCACCATGCATCCCTGCAACTCGGCGAACGGGAACACAGATGCCTGATCGTCCACGAACTCACACATCAGCAGGTTTTCATATTCGGCGGGGCTGTATTCCAGTTGCAGCTGTTCCAGGTCGAACAGGTTACAGCCGCCTGACAGCGCATCTTCCACCGTCACAATCTGCCGCCACTGGCCGTCATCGCATAGCACGCCCTTTGAAAGGTGCGCATGCGTCAGGTCCAGGTCAATCATGTCGGCTTTATTGCGACGCCCTTTGTTGAACAGTTCACCCGACCAGAACGGATAGGCGCTGTGTGCCAGACTCGACGGCGTGGAGAAGTAGGTGCTTCGCCATTTTTTATGCAGTGACATACCGGAAGCCACTTTGCGCAGTTCCTGAAACTTGGGGATCCAGAAGTATTCGTCCAGATAGAGATTGCCGGTATAACTCTGCGCGGTGCGGACGTTGGTACCGAGGAAAATCAGCCGTGCGCCATTCGGCAACACAATCGGATCGCCTTTTAAATCGACGTCCACCTGTCTCGCAAAGTCGATAATGTAATTTTTAAAAACGTGCGCCTGCGCCTTACTGGCCGACAGGAAAATCTGATTGCGTCCGGTAGTTAGCGCGTCAATCAACGCTTCCCGGGCAAAGTAGAAGGTTGCACCAATCTGGCGGGACTTGAGGATGTTGCGGATACGGTGCTGAAGTCCGGCCTGATGCCATCCGCGCTGATACTCAAACGACGTTTCAATGAAAATGTCGCCGAGTTTCTCAATGGCCTCATCGCTGAAAACATTCTTATCGGGTGTCTTTCGTTCGCCCTTGTTGCGGTTGGCGACGTTCGGGTTTAAATCAGCCTCGCTGCCGGTGTGGTTGTAACGGTTTACCCTTGCCAGGCGTTCAATCTGTCGGCCTAACAGGTCGATCTCTTTGTAGTCCTTCCCCTCCTTCACATCTTTCATGACGAGCTGGATCAGCCGCGCTTCCATGCTCGTTTCCACGCGAGAAATGGGCGCAATGGCCTCCCAGCGATCACGAGTTTTCCAGCTCTGCACGGTCGGCGTTTTTTGGCTCAGCATCTCCCCGATTTGCCGCACAGAAAAACCCTGCCAGTAAAGCAGTGCCGCCTGTCGGCGCGGGTCGCTGATGATGGTGGAGTTTGAAATATTCATGCTGCCACGTTACCGGCCAGACAACCGTTTTTCGCGCTGCCCATGTTGTGCCATCCGGCAACAACCCGCATCGGCTGGCGGCCTGCGGTGACTGTCTGGAAACTAACTCCCGTTCTTAACACTCATTACCGGAGTCAGTCACATGGCAAAGAAAGTATCAAAATGGTTCCGCATCGGGGTCGAAGGCGACACCTGCGACGGCCGCGAAATTGATGCTAACGACATCAAGCAAATGGCGGAGACGTACAGCGCGAAAGCCTACGGTGCCCGCGTCAATCTGGAGCATATCAAAGGCGTTTTACCGACCAGTGATTTCCGCCGCTATGGTGACGTGATCCAGCTGAAAGCCGAACAGATTGATGATGCGGCTGAACCTCTGCTACACGATAAATGGGCGCTGTACGCGATGATCAGCCCGACCGCGGATTTAACGCAGATGGTCGGCGACGGGCAGAAGGTTTACACCTCGATGGAGATCAAACGTAACTTCGCCAACTCAAATAAATCCTACCTGGTCGGTCTGGCCGTCACCGACGACCCCGCAAGCCTCGGCACTGAAATGCTGGAGTTCAGCCGCAAAGCCAAACAGAACCCGCTCGCCGGTCGTAAATCCGATCCGGACAGCCTTTTCACGGTTGCCACCGAAGCCCTGATTGAGTTTGAAGATGCGCCGGAAACTGCCCCTTCTCTTTTCGCCCTGGTGAAACAAAAGCTTTCACGTAAACAGGCGTCAGACGATGCCCGCCTGGCTGATGTTCATGAAGCCGTCAGCGAAGTTGCTCAATACGCTCAGATTGAACTGGATAAGCATGAAACCAGCCTGACCGACCTGCTGAGCCGCGTCGATACGCTAGAGAAAGCCACCGCTGCGGATCATGAAGCATTTGCCGCACTGAAGAACACGCTAACGCAGACACCGGCGCAGAAGTTCGGCCAGCGTCCGCAAGCCACCGGCGGCGCAGGCGTAGACGAGACGGTTACCGACTGCTGATCCGACACCTTTAACTCATTCTCAGGAAACATCTCATGAAAAAAGAAACGCGCTTTAAATTTAATGCGTTCCTCTCCCAGCTCGCCAAGCTCAACAACGTTGACGTAGGCACGCTGGATAAAAAATTTAACGTTGAGCCGTCCGTCACGCAGACGCTGATGACCCGATTGCAGGAATCCTCAGAGTTCCTGACCCGTATCAACATCATTCCGGTGGACGAAATGATGGGTGCGAAAGTGGGCGTCGGCGTGACCGGCACGATTGCCAGTACCACCAACACTGACGCGGGTGACGAGCGTGAAACCACTGATTTCACCAAGCTGGATCAGGAAGGCTATCACTGCACCAAAACCAACTACGACTTCCACTGGATGTACAGCAAGCTGGATTTGTGGGCGCGCTACAATGATTTTCAGACCCGTCTTCGTGACGCCATTATCAAGCGTCAGGCGCTGGATCGCATCCTGGTCGGCTTTAACGGTGTTTCCCGCGCACCGACGTCTAACCGCGTTCAGAATCCGCTGTTGCAGGATGTCGGCGTGGGCTGGCTGCAAAAATACCGCCTGAATGCCCCGTCCAAAGTGATGGGCATGATTGTCGCCGAAGACGGTACCGTGACCAATGAGGCAGTGAAAGTCGGTGGCGAAGGTGATTACAAAAACCTCGACGCGCTGGTCTTTGATGCGGTGAATGAACTGATCGACCCAATCTATCAGGACGACACCGAACTGGTGGTTATCTGCGGCCGCAAGCTGCTCGCGGATAAGTATTTCCCGCTGATCAACAAACAACAGCCGAACACGGAGGCAATGGCTGCCGACCTGATTGTCAGCCAGAAACGCATCGGCAATCTGCCCGCCGTGCGTGTGCCCGGCTTCCCTGCCAATGCCATGCTGATCACCCGTCTGGATAACCTGTCCATTTACTGGCAGGACGGCACGCACCGCCGCCACGTTGAGGAAGTACCAAAACGTGACCGCATCGAAAACTACGAATCCATTAACGAGGATTACGTGGTGGAAGATTACGGCTGCGGTTGTCTGATCGAGAACATCGAAGTGACCGCCGAAGAAGACGACACAGCTGAAAAAGCCGAACTCAGCAAATTCACCTCGGCGATCGTTGATGCCATCAAAACTGCATCCGGTACCACCGCACCGGCAGCTCAGGAGTAAGCCATGACCAGCCCTGCCCGACGTCATTTGTTGCGGCAGTCAGCTATCGAAGCCGCGCAGCAGGATACCAGCCTGCTGCGTCATGCCACCGGCTATGAACTGCTGCTGCAAAAGCTTAATGCTGACCAGAAAGCCCTGAAGAAAGCCTATTCCGCTGAGAAAAAGGCAGAACTCAAACGCAAGATGCTGCCCGAATATGCGCCGTGGGTGGCGGGCGTTCTCGCTGAGGGTAAAGGCGCTCAGGACGCCATCCTGATGACCATCATGATCTGGCGTATTGATGCCGGTGACTACGCCGGTGCGCTGGAAATCGCCCGCTACGCGCTGCATTACAAGCTGGCAATGCCGTTCGGCAAACGCCCTGCCGGTTATGCACTGGCGGAGGAAATTGCCGATATGAGCACCCGCGCTCATGCTGCCGGTGAGCCGGTCAGTCTCGATGTACTCATGACCACGATGGAACTGACGGAAAGTCAGGACATGCCGGATCAGGTACGCGCCAAGCTGCACAAAATCACCGGCTACCTGTATCGCGATGCGGAGAAACTGCCGCTCGCCCTGCAACACCTGAAACGCGCCTTCCAGCTGAACAGCAACTGCGGCGTTAAAAAGGATATTGAGCGGTTGGAATCAGCCATCAAAAAGGCTGCCAGCAGCTAAACAGAACGCGCCCCGCGCCGGACGGCACGCTAGCCGCGACAGGTCTGTGACCTCGTTCAACGCTGGCGTCCACCGCCCCCCATTCAGAGGTCATTATGTCTCTTGTTGTACCTGCACCGAAACCGGACGCCGCGACGGAACCCGCGATTAAAAACACCCACTTTTGGCCTGATGTGGATCCGGTTGAGCTGCGCGACACCCTGCGGCTGGAGGGCAGCGTCACAGCAAAACGCCTGCGCGCCGCCGCAAAGTTTGCCATGACCGAAGTGAATGCCGAGCTGTTCAGCTTTCGTGATGCGCAGATTTCGCAGGGCTTTAAACGCCTGGCTGATGTCCCGGCTGATCAGATTGATGACGAAAGTATCAAAGTCTGCGCCTACCTGCGGGCGGTTTCATCCATCACAGCTGCCATTCTGGCGGAACGATATCCGAACAGTGATACCACCGATGCTGGCAGTAAAAAGGCGGAGATTGTCGAAAGTACGGTTGATGAACTGTGGCGTGCTGGCCGCAATGCGATCAGCGATGTCGCTGGCGTGTCGCACTGTGTGATCGGGCTGCTCTGATGAAAGTCTATGCCGAACAGGGCGACACCGTGGATTCGCTCTGCTGGCGTTACTACGGGCGCACCGAATCGGTGATGGAACAGGTTTACGCGGCTAACGCTGGCTTAGCCGCTCGCGGGGCAATTTTGCCCCATGGCTACGCGGTGGAGCTGCCGGATATTACTCAGGCCGCAGTCAGCGAAACCGTCTCACTTTGGGACTGATGACCATGGAGCGCATCACCTCGTTTATCTGTTATTGCGTCGCGGCCTTTCTTGCCTGGCTCGGCGCAATGTCACCGCAGGATATCGCCTTTCTGGTGGGTGCCGCCGTCGGCGTCGCGACCTTCCTGGTGAACTGGTACTACCGGCGCAAAACTTACCGCCTGCTGAAAGCTATGGGCGTCAGAGGAGACATAAATGCAGCCATCAATCGTTAGACGCTGCGCCGTCGCCGCAGTACTTGCGATTGCCGCGCTGCTGCCGCAAACGCAGACCCTGAAAACTTCCGCCGCCGGTCTGGCACTGATTGCCGATGCCGAAGGCTGCCGCCTGTCCGCCTATCAGTGCAGCGCGGGCGTCTGGACAAACGGCATCGGGCACACCGCAGGCGTGAAGCCGCAAACGCAAATCAGCGAACGTCAGGCCGCCGTTAACCTGGTGGAAGACGTGATGCGTGTGGAGAAAGGCATTGCGCGCTGTATGCCGGTTGCCATGCCGCAGCCGGTGTATGACGCCGTGGTGTCGTTCGCGTTCAACGTCGGCATGACGGCGGCCTGCAAATCAACGTTAGGGTTTTTCATCAACAAAGGGCGATGGCGTGACGCCTGCGAGCAGTTGCCGCGCTGGGTGTTTGTGAAGGGCGAGCGCGTCATCGGCCTGGAGCGCCGCCGCGCGAATGAGCTGGCCTACTGCCTGCGGGGTGTCTGATGCGCATTTTAATTTTGGTACTGCTGGCAGCCTGCGCGCTGGCGGGGCTGCAAACCTGCCGTATCGCTGGCCTGACTGAAAATGCCAACCAGGCGCAGCGCATCATCGGCACGCTGTCCGCCGATATTGAAAGCCGAGACAACGTTATTCATCGCCTGAATGATGATGCACTGAGGCGCGAACGCCAGGAGCAAAGCCTGCGCACCCAGCTCGCACGGGCAGGTCAGGAGGCGCGGGATCGTGAAGTTCATATTCAAAGGTTACTCAATGAAAATCAGGAAATGCGCGATTGGTATGCAGCTATTCTGCCTGATGGTATTAGCCGGATGCACGCACGTCCCGCCTTCGCCAGCGCCGCAGATTATTTACGTTGGCTGTCCGGCGGTAACGAGCTGCCCGATACCGGCAAGCTCACCGGTCACTAACGGCGATTTAAGCAGTGATGTCAGAAACCTGGAGGCCGCGCTGACCGCCTGCGGCCTCCAGGTGGAAGCGGTCAAACAATGCCAGGAGGAACACCGTGTTAAAGCCAGCCCAACTGAGAAAAGCGTTAACTGATGCCGTGCCGGTGCTGCAAACCAGCCCCGACACCCTGCGGATGTTTGTGGATAATGGTCGCATCGTTTCCACGTTAGCCAGTTCGCTGTCGTTTGAATACCAGTATCAGACCGAGCTGCTGATCACCAACTTTGCCCAGGACTGCGATCTGATCATTGTGCCCATTATGGCCTAGTTGCGTGAGAACCAGCCGGACATCATGGCGACACCGGAAAAACAGCAAACTGGCTTTAAATTCAAGGCCGATATGCTGGATGATGGTTCTTACGATATCGCGATTGACGTGCAGCTCACCGAGCGAGTGGTCGTCAAACAGATTGATGCCGGTCTGTACGTGGAGCATTTTCCGGAACCGCCCCTGCCGGAGCCGGTGGAAAGGCCGCGTGAACTGTACCTGCACGGCGAGTTAGTGAGCCAGTGGAATGAGTGAGCTGTCAGCGTTTGATACCCGCCTGGCGGGGCTGATTGAGGCACTGTCTCCGCAGAGCCGTAAGGCCATGGCCGCCACCATAGCAAAGCGTCTGCGCAAACATCAGCAACAGCGTATTAAACAGCAGGTAACACCGGAGGGGCGGCCGTTCGCCCCGCGACGTCCGCAGCCGTTGCGGGCAAAGAAAGGCCGTATTAAGCGGGAGATGTTTGCCCGATTGCGAACTGCTAAATATATGAAAGCCAAAGGCACCGCTGACGACGCGGTGGTGGAATTCACCGGACAGGTGCAACGGATGGCAAAAGTGCATCAGTACGGGCTGCGGGATCGCCCGTCTGTACGTGCAAAAGAAATGCAGTATCCGGCGCGCCCGTTGTTAGGACTGGACGGGGAAGATATGAAAATTGTGGAAGATGAATTGCTAAAACTTATTAGCCCACGCTTGAACTGAAACAACTGCGGCACAGAGCCAAACCTAATCTTACGGGTAACTCAGTGCCACAAGCGGACATCTCGGACGCTACACGTTAGGTTAGAGATCTAAAAGTGCATAGTCCGCTTGGGTGGGATACTTACATAAAGAAGATTATTATATAGGTGTCCCATAATTATGTAACGGCTGAGAAGATGCTAGATAAAGCGCGGTTCCTTCAACATTGGTAAAAATGAACCCATGACCATCTTTATGCTTAAAGACTGAAGGGTCATGGTTAAAAGGTAGTATGGCGTTTATTCCTTGACCATTTGGGAGGTTACGTATCCTCGCTCTGGCTTCTTCCCATTGCAGCATGACAGTCTTGTCAGACTCATAATCGCTCAACGGTGATGTCTCCAATACAGCAATAGCACCGTAATCTTTATTTGCAACTTTATATATCAGCATTTATTACCCCATTGCGAGATGATGCCACGAAACTAATCGGAGTATAGCGACACTTTTCGTTCATGCCAGCAAGGCTGGACTTTATTAGATGTAGGTCAACATTACGTGAACAGGGTTACAGGCCTAATGCTGCCTCGACAGCAATAATTGTCACCTTACTGGTTGATAAATTGGCTCTAAAGTCTGCTCGTCGCTCAAACCAGACTGTCAGATTTGATGATGTTCTCCCTACAGAATGTGTCAGATTAAGTTTGAGCTAATACTCGTCAGTGATCCCCACGTTGTGCCACCAACCATCAGCCCGCCTCAAATTGTATGCCGCCTGACAGGGCTGAATTCTCTTATGCATGAATACATCCATCCCAATCAACGACATCTCTCGCCTGCTACGCAATCTGATCCGTATTCGCACCGTTGCCCAGGTAGACTTGATTGCGGGCATTTGTCGCGTAAACACAGGCGACGCGGTGACGCTATTCACCGGCCAGGTTCAGCGCATGGCGAAGGTGCATCAGTACGGGCTGCGGGATCGGCCGTCCGTCCGTGCTAAAGAAATGCAGTATCCGGCGCGCCGGTTGTTAGGACTGGACGCGGAGGATATGAAACTGTGGAAGATGAATTTCAATGTATTATAGACTCAATTAATACGTACGTTAGTTCAATAGTATTTATAACAATTCTTATTACTCCAGATGATTTTTAATATTTTTTAACTCGCAATTATATATCTCTTGAGCTTTTTTATATGTTTCACTAATATCTAAAGGGAATTTCTCATAGATAAATGTTGGACTGTGAGTTGAGATTATATGTGAATAAGTACCCTGAAACTCCTTTGAGCCAGCACTGCGGCTTTTCTTGCAAATTTCATATAAACTTATGAGTTTCATCAATACGTCAAACTTATCTCGGTGGCATGACAAACCAAAATTATTATATCGCCGAGCATCATAAGGGCCGGAGAGTAAAGCTATCTTTGATATAGACTCAAAAATAACAGTCCCCCATGATGCATGGATTTTACTCTTCAACCTTTCATTACCTGAAAATGATAAAATGTCGCTTATCATATTGTGATACCGAACAAAAGAAACCCACGGAGTCAATGCATTGATGCCCAGGGAATTACCTCCGTATAAAAAGTCCCACTCCTGCGGTTTTTCACTACATTCGAAGCCCAGTTCATCATTGATAAACTTAATTTGAATTAGATATGTTAAAATATGGTCGTCATTATTACCTATTCCCCAATCAGATTCGAGTTTCATTAATTGCTCTAAAAACCTAGATTTTATAATATCAAGAAACGATGCTGGGTCTATATTTACCTTCATTTCAAAATGAAAGAAGTCATTTCTGGGAAATATTTTTTTGTAAAGAGAGTTTCTGTCTGTGAATTTAAAGCCCGCACTTGCCACTTCGATTTTATTTAGTACATCATCAAACATTTCCCGATGAAGTTTAAACATCTCAAACTTCATCAAACTTCTCTCAGATTCAAGGTGTAAATCATTTTTATCTTGTATTTCCCCCTGAATCTGGAGCTGTTTTAACCGTTGTTGCTCGCTGTTTTTCTGTTGTTGTAACAGAAAAATTAATGTTGCTAATGAGGCTATTGCGCCTAGTAGAGTAAACACCCCTGATAAAAGGGAGCCAAAATCAGACCAATGGCCAGAGTCTTTAGAAAGACTTGCATTCACTCCTTTGGAAAAAAGGCTGAGAACTTCCCCTGTAACTGAATAATCGTATAGAAAAAGAATTATGACGGGTGGCAATACACCAAAAATGGTTATTGCGATCCATAGCAACTTGCTTTTAAACATCCTGATCTCACTCGTTATATTTGTTATTGGTGATTTTATCTCTGTTGTACCAACGATGCCACAATCCCGAACAATTGTCGGATTAACTGCACTACCGGCATCCTTTCTTCCATGAATACATCTATCCCAAACAACGACATTCCGCGCCTGCTGCGCAATCTGATCCGCATTGGCACCGTTGCCGAGGTGGATTTAGAGGCGGCAACTTGTCGCGTGAACACCGGCGGCAACGTCACCGACTGGCTGCACTGGCTGACTTCCCGCGCAGGGCGCGCCCGTTCCTGGTGGGCACCGTCCATCGGTGAACAGGTTTTGCTGTTCTGCCTGAGTGGCGAACTTGACACCGCCTTTGTGATGCCCGCCGTTTTTTCTGATGAATTTCCTGCGCCGTCGGCGTCAGCCGATGCCATGCACGTCACTTTCCCTGATGGCGCGGTGATCGAATACGAACCCAAAACCGGCGCGATGCTGGCAACCGGCATTAAGTCTGCAACGGTGAACGCTGCCGATCAGGTGGCTGTCACCGCCCCACTAATCACCTGCACGGCGAAAACGCGTATCACGCTCGACACGCCGGAAGTGGTCTGCACTAACAAACTCACCACCGGCAGTCTGGAGGTGAAACAAGGCGGCACGATGACCGGCAACCTCACCCATTCCGGCGGCAGCCTGACGTCAAACGGCATTGTCGTTCATACCCATAAACACGGCGGCGTCCAGACGGGCGGCGGTCAGACGCAGGTGCCTTCATGACGAATGCCAAATACATCGGTCTGGCTCGCGCCACGGGGCGCAGCGTCGAAGACCTGGCGCACATTCAGCAGTCGGTCAGCGACATTCTGCGCACGCCCGTCGGTTCCCGCGTCATGCGCCGCGACTATGGTTCACTGCTATCGATGCTGACTGACCGCCCGCAGAATGCGGCGCTGCGCCTGCAAATCATGGCGGCCTGTTACAGCGCGATCCTGAAATGGGAGCCGCGCGTCAGCCTCACCGGCATCACCTTTGAAACGACGTTCGACGGGAAAGGCGTGGTGGAACTCACCGGCATCCGCAAAGACACCTCCGCCGCCATCTCCTTAACCCTTCCAGTGAGCTGAATTATGGCAACTATAGACCTGAGCCAGTTACCCGCCCCCGACGTGGTGGAGGTGCTGGATTATGAAATTCTGCTGGCGGGGCGCAAAGCCACGCTGGTCTCGCTGTACCCCGAAGACCAGCAGGCTGCTATTGCCCGCACACTGACCCTGGAGTCTGAGCCGATGGTGAAACTGCTGGAGGAGAACGCCTACCGCGAAGTGATCCTGCGTCAGCGGGTTAACGAGGCGGCGCAGGCGGTGATGCTGGCTTATGCCTCCGGTAATGATCTCGACAATATCGCCGCCACGTTCAGCGTGGAACGCCTGACGATCACCCCTGCCGATACGGTCAGCGTGCCCGCCGTGGCGGCAGTAATGGAAAGCGATGCGGATTTACGTATCCGTGCGCAGCAGGCGTTTGAAGGGCTGAGCGTGGCCGGTCCGGTTGGCTCTTATGAGTATCACGGGCGCTCGGCTGACGGGCGTGTGGCGGATATTTCGGTGATCAGTCCGTCGCCTGCCTGCGTGACGATTTCCGTGCTGGCACAGACCGGCAACGGCACCGCGCCCGCCGACCTGCTGGCGAAAGTA